TCTGGTTCGACGAAGCATCGATCATGGCCAGGGAAGCGTACCTGTACGCGATCCCCTGCTTGCGCTGCATGACTCCCCAAGGCCCGAAGATGGGGCCGTGCTTGATGACCTTCACGCCCAAGGGCCGAACACACTGGACATTCGACGTGTTCTTCGAGCCAGTGGACGCAGCCGAGGCATCGATCTTCGGTGAAGGACAGAAGAAAGTTCCCGGCTTGTACGCCCCAGGGGACTACGTGGAAATCAGTGGCTCCTGGTACAAGGTGCGGGAAAAATCGTCGTTGATCACGGCGGCCACGACAGAAAGCCCGTTCTTGCCACCAGAGTATTTCGACACTTTGCGCAGCCAGTACAGCACCATTCTTGCGTCACAGGAACTTGGTGGTGAATTCGTTGACATCCAGGGGTTAATGTTCCGTCGGGAGTGGTTCGCGAACAAGTTCCTGTCCAAACAGGAAATCGAGCGAGACTTCGGCAGCGATTGCGTTAGGATTCGATACTGGGATTTGGCCGGAACAGAAGACGCTGGTTGCTGGACTGTTGGCACGTTGTTGGCAGTTTCTCCATCTGGCAAGGTCTTGGTTGAAGACGTGGTGAGCGGCCAATGGTCGGCAATGGACCGCGATCGAAGGATGTTGGCGACGGCGGAACGGGATTTGATCACACACAACCCAGAGCCCGTGATCTACGTTGAGCAGGAAGGGGCTGGTGCTGGAAAGAGTCAGGTCCAGCAGCACATTAGGATGTTGGCTGGCCATCCCGTGTACAAGGACCTCCCGACCAGGGCCAGAGGAACACAGATGAAGGAAGGGCAGAAGGTCCCTGGCTTCGCGAAAATCATTCGCGCCCGCCCAGTCAGTGCCCAAGCCGAAGCTGGAAATATCTATCTTCCAAGGGACGCACGTTGGTCAGAACAAAGCGTAAGTGACTGGCTGAGCCTAGTATGCGGATTTCCTGAGACCAAGCGAATGGATGAAGTGGACTCACTGTCTGGGGCCTACAATCGTGCAAGGGAGCGGATCGTCGCCAATCCTGAGTCGATCATCACCATGTCCGGCAAATCACGAATCAGTGACAAGTACGGTCAGGGAATGGGCGGTGGACTTGCTTTGCCTGGGTTCTTTGACGGTGCTAGCGTCAGGAGGACACACGCGGTGATTAACTTCGTTCGGCACCAGAACTAGCTGGTGCGACGCGACGTTCTGGCGTCAGTGTCTTTACGACTAGGCTTTCTCTCAATCTTTTTTGCCGCTGCAAAGATGGGGGCCAGTTCCGCCAGCTTTCTGTACTTGGATTCCCAGAGCTTGAATTCCGCGAGAGCCTGCTGAAGCAGCTTTTCGCACATCTCTTCGTCACTCAGTACGTCCGTCAGTAAGCGATAGCCGTCCTTGCCTCTGTCTTCACACAGGGAAACGTAGGTGCGCAAAGGCGAGATTTCTTCGCTTTCCTGGACCGTGACGCAGACGCGAATCACCTGTCTCGCTTGCCACAACCGGTACTCCTTTGCGGCCTCTGTGTCGTCCCAGTTGAACCAGGAATTCAATGCAGTCTTTGGGTTCCTGGCAAACTCCACAACGGACTCTGGTTTTAATACTCCACCAGAGCGGTTGCGAATAATCTCAAGTTCTTTCTGCCGCCTTTCTTTCAAGTTGTCGTCGTCAGTCATGTATAGACTTTCATCGAAAATAAAGTCAGGTCAGGTCGTGTCCCGTCACGTCGTGCTCAGTCTCGTCCCGCCAGCCTTGTCGTGTCGCGTCTTGTCTTGTCGCGTCGCGTCTAGTCTTGTGCCGTCAGGTCATGTCTTGCCAGCTTTGTCATGTCGTGTCGCGTCAGGCCGAGTCCTGTCACGTCTTGTCTCGTCTGATCATGCCTGTTCGGATTCATTTTGAGAAACAATTTGGAACGTTCCAAATCCAAGGCCGCAAGAGTTCTTTGAGTCAGGTCGTCCAGCGCCTACGCCAACTTGTTGTGATACTCTTGACAGTAACGCCGCAACGTCTGTCAACGTAAATTGATCGGCGTCGAACCGAATGCGAACAATCGCTTCCCAGCCTGGTTCCCACATTGCTTGGGATCGAAGATCTGCCACTCCTGAATCATTTATTACGTATTGGGTGTGTTGATGCGGCTCGCCTTTCGTAAACTTCACGAGAGGAGTCCGGTCGTATTTGTCGTAGCCATCGGCAACGCAAAACAGCGATAGCTTGGCTCGCGTCATAGCGAACCCAACCACACGGCAAGCTGAGACGAGGGCTTCTCGAAACGCTGTTGCTGGGATACCTCGCCAACCGCCTTCCGCCTCGTGCATCGCTGCGAGGTATAGAGCGCCGAAGTCTTTGGGTCCCTTATTGGCACCTTTCTTCGCAGTGCTACCAGCCTCATGTTTGGCCTTCATTTCCTCTAGTACCTTGTTGCTGAATTTGTTTTGAACGTAGGGCGCGTCTCCGCGAATCAGGAACTCCGCCACCTGGAAATTTGGAGCGCTGATTACGACTTCCTTTGCCTTGGCCATTTACTTCGTCCTTTCATAGTCAAAGTATCAGCTTGAACCATTGATCGTCGTCTCTGAGTCACGGCGGAAGGAGTAGCGGGTCCTGGTATCGATCCAGGTTAGCCAGCCTTATGAGGGCTAGAAGATGGCCACACCTACCACCCGCTATAACGCCTGCCGGGATTACCCTATCCCAGCAGGCTAATGGTGAACGTCGGGATTCATCAAGGGACCAACGATTTCCGTTTTCCGCAGTCTTAGTCTGATACGCAACGTCTTACGATTGGACCACGGGTTCAAGTTTGTCCCAAGAGAACCCGCCCCGAATTGCACGGGGATCTTTGCGGTAAGTTCAGCGGAGGTTGATTTGGTCCGAGACGCTCGGTCTTTAGCCTGTAGCAGAAAATTTAGGCTGATCGACTCGGCGACACCCGCTCTTCTTTTGGCGTACCCCCGCGTGTTTGAAAGTGCGGGGCGTAGGACTTAAACCTACATCCAGTGTCTTTGAGTACAAGTAAGCCTGAAAAATAAAGCTGAGGCTGTGCTACGCTCCTTTGAATACGAACATCAGGATCGGAAGTCCAATCCGTTTCTCTTCGACTACCATCGAGTTGCACTCCTCGCGGGCCTTGACCACGGCCTCGTGGAGTTTGCGAACTCGATCCAGCATGGCGGCCTTGTCCGCCGCCTTGATCGCGCCGGAGAACTTCACTGTCCGCCACGTACCGACCAGGACATCCTCGGTGAACGTCTCGACCTGCGCCGGGTGCTCTTTCGTTGCCTCGTACTTCACGAAAGCCTTCGGCACTTTTTTTGTTCGCACCGTTTCGGACGGATTCGACATGAACGAATTGGCCGCGTCGTCCCACGTCCAGGTATCAGCCGGGTCGAGGACCGGGAGCTTGGAAACGAACGTCGTCATGTCGGTAAGCTGCTTCTCCAGGAACAGTAGATGCGTTACGGGAACGTCAGGGGCGATCACCCTGCCGTCCACGACAACGCTACAGGCCGCTTCCTGATTGGCGATGTCCTGCGTCAGCACGGTGTCGAACATGTCGGCAATGGCTGGGCAGACGGACGCGATCAGGTCGTTGACGGTGTTCTGCGGCCTCTTGCTTTCCGGAGGAAGCCGCTCTCCTTCCTCGTCACGCGGCGTGTAAACTCGCGTGATGCCGTCGAACAGCGGCGGCTTCTGGATCACATGATAGGCGTTCGTAATCGCCTCCAACGCCAGTTTCTTTTTGGCCGCAACAACGGCGATGACTTGATTCAACTTTCCCATGTGACACCTTTCTTGATGAACTTAAACCTGTTTCAGCCGGCCAATCAAGTGGCCGCTGTCCACCTCGTACACTACTAGGATAGGCATCGTGCCGGTTTGCCTCAACCAAAATTAAACAAAAAGGCCGGTCGTTGTCTATCCTCAACGACCGGCTGTAACTCCACGCGACAAACGCCTGCAATGGGTTAAAGAGTGGAGTGTATCAAATAAGTGACTGGCGTGGAGTTGAACCACGTTCTTGACACCGCGTTAGTACGTAGCCGCCCACGTTCGACGGCATCTAAAACTTGGAGCGTCCGACGCCCATAACCAGTCATAGCCCGTTGATACGCGCTGGTAACGGGCCGAACCCAGCCACACAACATTAGTCAACCACTACTCGATCACCTCCACGA